GATGCTAACGATGGACAAGGTTTAAGAGTGTTTAAATATTCAACAGGTTATAGATACCTAACTCAAGTACCTAAAGTTCCTAATGTTATAGAGGTAACACAAATATGAGAGGTAAGAAATCAAAATTATTAAGACGTAAAGCTGAAGGATTACTTATAGGATGGATTCAAAGCATGACTCCAGAAGGAGAAGATGCTAGTAAGATTAATAAGAAAAACTTACATGAGTTTCTACCAGAGCAAACACATATCTTTGCTAATAATAGATTTATGTTAAGTGCTTATAGTCTTAGATGGTTTTATAAGAAAGTAAAACAAAATCCTAACTTTCATTTAAAAGAGTTAGATGCCTAAAAGAGTACCAAGAAAACCAAGACCAAAGAAGGTTGGTGTACCTAAAGGGTATGACAGTTTATGGGAAGCAACGCTACATGAGACTGTACTACAAGAATGGAAACATCATTGGGATAATATTAATTATGTTGTTAAGCATAAATACGAACCTGATTTTGTAAAGGTTATAGATGGTAAAACAATTTTACTAGAAGCTAAAGGTAGGTTCTGGGACTATGCAGAGTATAGTAAGTACATACATGTTAGAGAAGCTTTACCTAAAGACTATGAGTTAGTCTTCTTATTTCAGAAGCCTTTCTCTCCAATGCCTCAAGCTAAGAAAAGAAAAGACGGAACTAAAAGAACCCATGCTGAATGGGCAGAGACAAATAATTTTAGATGGTATAGTGAAGATACACTACCGGATGAATGGAGAAATGATGAACTATAAATTTAACGAAGATAAAATTTTAAATGAATTAAAAGCTTACGTAGGTAATACGTATGACCAACACTATGCTAATGGTAAGTACCAAGCAACAGACATGATAATTGATTCCGGATATGGAGAAGGATTCTGTCTTGGAAACATTATGAAATATGCTATGAGGTTTGGTAAAAAGGATGGTAAAAATAATTTAGACCTATATAAAATAATACACTATGCTATAATAGCAATCTACGTAAACAATAAGGAACAAGATAATGGTTGAAGATAAGATAAAAGTATTAGTTGCATGTGAGTATAGTGGGACAGTAAGAGATGAATTTCTTAAATTAGGTTTTGATGCTTGGTCTTGTGACATATTACCATGTGAAAGTAATATAAAAAATAGACATTATGAAGAAGATATATTTAATATTTTAGATAAAGATTGGGATTTAATGATTGCACATCCACCATGTACACATTTATCAGTTAGTGGTGCTAGATGGTTTACTGAAGGTAAAAAACCAATGCACCTTAGAGACGAAGCTATTGAGTTTGTAAAAAAATTAATGGATGCACCAATCAAACATATTGCTATTGAAAATCCAGTTAGTGTAATTTCATCTTATATAAGAAAGTCTGACCAAATGATAAATCCTTATCAGTTTGGTCACAAAGAATATAAAAGAACTTGTTTGTGGTTAAAGAATTTACCTAAATTAAAAGAGACTAATAATGTAAAAATAGAAACTGATAAACTACCTATAAAAGAAAAACATAGAATACATTGGTTAGGTAGTGGTAAAGGTAAAGAAAGAAGTTTATTTTATAAAGGAATTGCAGAAGCTATGGCAAGTCAATGGGGAGATTATATAAAAAAGGAAAATAAAAATGATGATTGAAGACAAGGTAGGTACTAAACAATACTTAGGTATAGAAATAGATTATGACAGAGAAAAAACATTTGATAAGTTTAGTCTTGATACTTTAAAAGATAGATACTTATGGGATAACGAAACCCATGCACAGGAAGCTTTTGCAAGAGCATCAGTATTCGGTGCAACCTTTAAAGGAGAAACAGATTTTGAATTGGCTCAAAGACTTTATAACTACAGTTCCCAAAGGTGGTTCATGTTTAGCACTCCTATACTTAGTAACGGAGGAACAACTCGTGGGCTTCCTATCAGTTGTTTTCTTAATTATGTTCCTGATAGCAGGGGTGGTTTATCAGCTCATTATGATGAGAACATATGGTTGGCAAGTTCGGGTGGCGGTATCGGTGGCTATTGGGGAGACATTAGAAGTAACGGTATATCTACTACTCATGGCTCTCGTTCTACTGGCTCAATTCCTTTCATGCATGTAGTTGATTCCCAGATGTTAGCTTTTAATCAAGGCACAACTAGACGTGGTTCTTATGCGGCTTACATGGACATCAGTCATCCAGAGATTGAAGAATTTATTAACATGCGTAAAGAATCAGGTGGAGATATAAACAGAAAGAATCTTAACATACATAACGGTGTAAACATTACAGATGCTTTCCTTGAAGCAGTAGAGAAGGATGATGACTGGAGATTGATTGACCCTAAGAGTAACGAAGCTGTTAAGGTAGTAAATGCTAGAGACTTATGGTGGCAAATCATTCATGCTAGAGCAGAGACAGGCGAACCTTATATGGTCAACATAGATACTTGTAATACACATTTACCTAAAGCACAGAAAGATTTAGGACTTAAGATACGACAAAGTAATTTATGTTCAGAGATTACCCTACCAACAGATGAAGAACGAACAGCAGTATGTTGTTTATCTTCTGTAAACTTGGAACACTTTGATACTTGGTCAAAGGATGATGACTTCATACAAGATTTAATAACCATGCTTGACAATGTTTTACAGCACTACATTGACAATGCAATAGATACAACACAGTTAGGAGAATACAGTGCAAACTTTAAAAGATTTCAGAAATATGTTAGAGAAGGTAAAGAAGGATTTACTAAGTCTGCGTATTCGGCATATAGAGAGAGAAGTCTCGGACTCGGTGCAATGGGCTTTCATGCGTACCTACAAGGCAGGAACATTCCTTTTGAAGGAATCTATGCGACTGGCTTCAACTATAAAGCATTTCTTTATATTAATACTAGAGCAAATGAAGCCACTAAAGAGTTGGCTTCCCAACGTGGAGAAGCTCCTGATATACATGGGTCAGGTAAGCGTAATGCTAACCTCATGGCTATTGCTCCTAACGCTAGTAGTGGCATTATATGTAGTGGCACTTCCCCTAGTATTGAGCCTTATAGGGCTAACTGCTATACTCACAAGACCTTATCCGGCTCTTACCAAGTTAAGAATAAATATCTGGAAAAGGTTTTCAAATCTAAGGGGTTAAAGGGTAAAGAGTTAGAGGAAGTTTGGAAAGATATATCAGCTAACGAAGGTTCAGTACAGCACTTAGATGTTCTTACTGATGATGAGAAAGAAATATTTAAAACAGCTAATGAGATAAATCAAATATGGATTGTTGAACATGCTTACAAAAGACAAGAGTTTGTTTGTCAAGCACAGTCTGTTAATCTATTCTTTACTCTGCCTAAAAGTACAGAGCCACAAGAAGTGCATGATGAATATATGCAGTATGTTAATGATGTACATTGGTATGGTATGAAGAAATTAAAATCGTTGTATTACTTTAGAACTAATGCAGCAAGAAATGTAGAGAATGTAAACACTAAAGTCCCACGTATAAGATTAGATGACGTGGAATGTATCGCCTGTGAAGGGTAAGAGGAAAAGTTATGAGCTTATTAAAAACTAGAGATTATTATAAACCGTTTGAGTACCCATGGATGTATGAGTATTACAAACTACAAAACCAAATGCATTGGATGCCTGAATCAGTTCCTTTACATACAGATGTAAAAGATTGGCAGGATATAAGTCCTGAAGAAAAACATTTACTTACACAAATATTTAGATTGTTCACACAGTCCGATGTTGACGTAGCTTCGGGCTACATAGATAAGTATATGCCTATCTTTAAAAAGCCTGAAGCAAGAATGATGATGTCATCCTTTGCTAACATGGAATCAATACATCAAGATGCGTATAGCTTACTCCTTGATACAGTTGGTATGCCTGAAATAGAATACAAAGCTTTCTCGGAGTATGAAGAGATGGCAGACAAGCATGATTATGTTGATAACTTTAAACCTCTTAAATCTGACAAGAGAACTATAGCTAAAACATTAGCAGTTTATTCAGCTTTTACAGAAGGACTACAGTTGTTTAGTAGCTTTGCAATCTTATTAAACTTTCCAAGGTTCGGTAAGATGAAAGGTATGGGACAGATTGTTACTTACTCTATACGTGATGAATCAATGCACGTTGAAGCAATGACAAAGTTATTCAGAGAGTTTATCCAAGAGAACATAGAGATATGGACAGATGATTTCAAAGGAGAGCTTTATCAAATTTGTAGAGAGATGGTTGAACTTGAAGATAAGTTCTTAGACTTAGTGTTTGAGATGGGAGACTTACAAGGACTAACCAAGAAAGATATGTATGCTTATAATAGATACATAGCAGATAGAAGATTATTACAGTTAGGATTAAAGACTAACTATGACCAGAAAGAAAATCCACTTGGTTGGATTGATGAAGTCATGGGTGTTGAACATCAGAACTTCTTTGAGGGTAGAGCTACAACATATATGAAAGCTGGGTTACGTGGTAAACAGGACAATATTAAATTCACAACCTTAGAGGATTAAAATGATTAAACAAAGACGAAGCTAATTTAGTAAGCTTCAAAATTATCTTAACAAGAGATAATAAAATAATGACAGAGTTTAGTATGCTACCGGAGAATATGGTTGATGAGGTGTTCCCTCTTGATGATAGACCATTGATGAAAACTATTATTAGAAACGGTAAAGCTAAACTAGAAAACCTACACGATTACTTTCAAAGAGAACTTAATGTTCTAAAGTAGTATAGATAATAATATCATCTTTCTTACCCTTAACTTTTATAGGGTCTAGATAACGAGTGGGTATATCAGAGTTCATAGCTGTGGTATACCCTATTACTATATCCTCTCCTACTTCTTTAGTAGAGCTTTCTAACCTAGCCGCTAGATTAACAGCGTCTCCAATTGCAGAGTAATCAAACCTTGTATCGCTTCCCATATTACCTATTACCGCCTCTCCTGTATTTATCCCTATACCTATCTCTATTCCTAAATCGGCTTCAGCCATATCTTGTTTTATTTTCAAGGCTGTTTGAATTGCTTTGGTTTCGTGTCCTTCTAAATCTATAGGTGCATTAAAGATAGCCATCATTGCATCTCCAATGTATTTATCTACCATACCACCGTACTCTTTAACTGCATTAGCTTGTATGGTTAGTGCCTTATTCATTATCTCTGTAACTTGTTCAGGTTCTAAAGTCTCTGACAAACTTGTAAAGCCTCTAACGTCTGTAAATAAAAACGTACAACGTCTTCTATCTCCGCCTAACTTCAGAAGCTCCGGATTATCTTGGAGTTGTTTGACTTGTCTTGGGTCAAGGTAATGTTCAAACTGTTTCTTTATAAGCTGTCTAAGTTTGAATTGTGTTCTAAAGTTTAGATAGAATTGTAGGGTAGCAATAAGTGTCATACTTATCATGCTCCATGTAAAGTCTATCAAGATATTAGAGCTTACAAAGTGATACTCCATATATCCCATGAGAGAGAACAAACCTAAGAAGGATACAACACCCTTAGTGATACCAAGATAATTAATTGCAAGAGCTGTGAGTAAGCCAGAGACTATTAATAATAATAGCTCAACAAACAATCTATAGTCTGGTATGTAAGGAGTATCCATCAACATACTTTCTGATAGAGCAGCTTGTATCTTATGAGGTTCTAATAACCCTACAGGAGTTGCAAGTTGTGGGGATATTCCCTTTGCAGTAAAACCTACAAACACAAACTTGTTAGCTACGTCTAGTTCTTCTAGTGTAGTCTGTGGTGTATCTACCCAACTAATCCATTTACGTCCTAAACTATCAGTGGTAATGGGTGGAATGCCTCTCACTCTAACCTGTTCTATTCCATTCAGATTTGTGACAATCTGATAAGTTCGACCACCTCCTAGTATTTTTAAAACTTCCGTTCCAAACGAAGCAACCCACCCATTATTAGTTTGTTGTAGTAAAGGTATTCGCCTTACTAAATTATCTACATCTACTGGTGCAGAGATAGCACCTTGACTAGCTGATTTTTTTAAAGGTTCTATGTTCTCTAAAAAGCCTTGAGCTTTTGGTAAAGATACTATTGGTCCTTTGATAACTGTACCATGTGTCTTAGGATAAANACCNTTAGATANTTCAGGCATAGCTATNACACTTGGAGAGCTTTGTAAAGCTTTAGAAAACTCATCATCTCCACCCATTCTATCTGCATGTGGAAATAACATAACCCATCCTACACCTAATGCACCTTTGTTTATTATATCGTTGTGAATCTTTGCAAGTGTTTCTCTAGGCAGAGGATATCCACCTTGTTCATCTAGGAATTGTTCGTCAATGTTGAGGATTGTAAAGTANCCAGTAGGCTCTGGAGTTGTGACAAGAGCATCAAAGGTTTTGAGTCTTAGTACTTCTAGTGGTACACTATTGAAGAGGAGAGGCAAAGTTAATAGAGTTAATAGAGTAATTGCCCACTTCATGTTAGTCTCCTTGTGTTATAGTTATGCTAGAGTTACCACCACCATTGACAACTATCTGTGTACTCTTACCGTTCTGTATCATTACAATAGTGTANGCATTTGATTTATCTAAATCTAATTTGATAGTATCTTCTAAAGCTTTGTAGAATGTTATGACNTTATCAGTCATAAAAGTATTTATNTGTGTCTCACTATCGTAACCAATNTGTGTACCCTTTAGGTCTACATCAGACTTTAAAAGTGTTGAAGTTTGGTCTAGCTCGTTTACATCCTCTATGATGTNTAACAAGTCTTCAAGGAAATTAACATCCAAGATANTTTATNTCAAGCTCTGTAAATTCTAATGCGTCTTCTGCAAGATAATCTGTTTCTAAATCATCAAACTCAAGGTAGTCAACATCAAGAAGATTAGTGTTGCTCCCTCCATCTTGTCCTTCATTCTCTTCTATTTCCTGTGGTTGGTTTACAATTAACATGTTATCAATTAACTCAAGAGTCAAGTCAAGGATAACGGGATTAGTGGGTTTAGTTTCAAACATAGAAACTGTAGTAGCTTGATAAGGCTTGTTAAGAACAACCTGTCCCATAGCTGTAGAGACAACAATCTCCCCACTTGGAAGACCGTCATCATCGGGTAATAAAATAATTAGACTTCTACCTAACTCATCAACAGTCACGGTAAAGTCTGTACCACGTATACCTATCGTGGCACTTGGAGTTTGTATAGATATGTTTTCTTTATCTATAGATGCTAACTTACCAGTGATAAACCTTGCAGTACCACTAGCAAATTGTAAAGCCATCTTAGACTTTGAAGGGTCAGGGTCATAGATAAACTCGTCTATAATTAATTCAGAATGCTCTGTCAATCTAACTTGACTGTCATCTAAAAAAGTAATGCCCAATCTCCCGTTAGAAGTTTGGACATTATCGTAGCTGTTTATGTCTAATGCTAGAGAAGCTTGGAAGGTCTGGTCTCTTACGACTCTACCTGTTCCGTTTAGTTCAGTTATGTTGCCTATATTAGCAACCGACTGCACTTCCCCCATCGTTCTGAATGACACAGATAGTACCACTAGAACCAGTAGAATTAATTTGTAACCAGTCATTGTCTAAAGTACTCAATTGTTGTATGTTAAATGTTCTAGAGTTACCTGTTTGATTTAATTTAAAGTAACCACCTGTAGAGCCTTGACCAGTAAAGTTGATAGTATTATCGTTACCATCTACGTCTACGTCATTGGTAGCATCAGTGTAGTTAATGTTAAAATCAAGTGTGTTACCATCTCCATTAATAACCCAGTCAACATCTGCATTACTTGCAAGAGCTGTAGTTGCTAAGTCAAGTGTAAAAGTGTTTGTACCACCTGTTACATCTACATTAACATCAGAACCATCAGCACCATAAGTATTAGTAGGGTCTATCTGTACGTTGAACACGTTAGTAGAACCATCAAATTCCCAGAAACCTACAAAGTTATCAGCAGTAATATCTCCTAAGAACTTATTGTTTGAACCTATTTGATTAATATCAATAGTCTGTGTACCACCATCTAAGTCTAATGCAGTCATAGTACCAGCAATTGCATCTGCTCCACCTATGATGTTACCTGAACCTAACTGTTCAGCATCTAAGTTAAACGTAGCACCTGATTGGTCTATGTATATTTCGTTGTCAGCCCCGTATAGCACTGATACATTCATCAGTACAAT